GCCCAGAAAATCTAGCCGACTATCTATGCTCATTTTAAGGTTGTTCTCTACTTCTTCAGTCCAATAACTCTCTCGAGTGTAGGAGTCTGACAACTTCCTTTTTACTTCTTCGTACCCACCCATTGAAGTAAAGTGGTCGCCGTATGTATCNATTGTTTTTCTACTATTAACCCTCAAATGATTAAGGCACGCACCTCTGACATNTTGATATTTTGNAANGATTGTCCCCCAAAATTCTTCATCAGAACGGTTATTAACGAAGTAGCTATACACTTGGAGCTTTAACTTCTCAGGTTCTTTGACAGACTTGAAATAATCGATACGTTCTGGATACCATATCTCATCAACGTCCCCGATAAAACACACATCGGAATCTTTAAGGTTAACTAAGGCGTCTTTAATCGCTTCCTTTTGGCAAAACTCTGTTTTCCAGTGGGTAGCTCCAATGGTATTGGGAGATAGTGAAGCCATAGCCATATATTTCTCCTTGTAAACATCGGGTATAACGTAGTACTCAATTTTATCGTGCCATTTCTTGTATCTTTCCTTTTCTTTTTCATAGTAAAGTGTTTTAGGTTTTCCACTAAAGGTTTCTTTTGATTCAACTATTATAAATTTATCTACAAAATCAGCCAAAATACTAAGCCGTATTTCTAACAAATCGTATTCGCCATTAAAAGTGAAGGTATCGTAAATCATACATACAAGAAATTATCGCTTTTAATGTCCCCAGTTCTCCACTCGCTGTCTTTCCACCCGCACCAATATTTAGGGGCTACTATCGCCTCCGCATTGGTATTCAAAAAAGCAGCCCACCAACCAAAAGAGCTGTTAGGAATAATCACATATTTTGCATTTGCTAAGTAAGAAAAATCGACCCCTATATCTCCGCCAAGGTGGTGAGCGGCTTTGTGTTTATCTTCTCCCACACCACCGATAGACGGCACACCAAGAAACTTATAAGCCAAGAGTGGCTCATCTGACACTACAAAGAAATTAACGTGTGGGTTTATCTTTCGTATCACCTCCATTGCTTCTTGGTAGTACCCTAGCGGTAAAAACACGTCTTGGATATTTTTATAATCACCACATCGCATGTGAATTATGCAGGTGTCCTCACTGGTTCTGTGCAATGCTTTAAATTTTAACCATTCCCTAACCTTGTTTTCCTTACCTCTAATGTACGAATAGGATTGAAAGTTCCCATCAACTTTAGTGTTTAGCGGAATATTAAATAGTTCTTTATCTATACCAGAGCCGTCGTCTGTACCAAACAATTCGCAGGTTTCTTTATGATAATTGATTATACTTTCTGGCAAACTTGACGTTGGCATTTCGGAAACTCCCTCAATCTTTCTACCAAAATCTAAGTCCATAAAGTCTTTTCCTTTGAACCTTTCGGGACTCATTATTCCAAAATCGCACCCCTTGTGGTCTGCAATAAGTCGCGTAACAACGTAAGCCCACAACTGGTTACCTAACCCCTGCCCGNCATACAGCTCTGTTGCAATCATANATTTAAAATATCTAAGTTAAGGGGGTGTCCGTCTAANATGAAAACATTGTAATCCTTTGTTAGCTCCTCTCCCTTTTTTATGGTTTTTATGGCGATTGAGCCATCACAGTTAGGGGATTCAGAATGATTCATAAAAGCTTCAAGTAATTGCATTGCGTTCGGCGAATTGAATCGTATCGGGCGGTCTTTTATAAAAATCGTACGCTGTTTAATCAAAGTCTGAATCTCTGGGTCTATCATGTTAAATTCTTCTTCTGTAACCTCGTATATAACAGGACTTTGCCCTGTGTAGTCAGTTATTTTTTGACCCACACCAATATCTTTGATAGCAAACACTCCGACACCTCTAATTGGAGAAGCCCTTAGCGTGCAGAATACAGTGTTATTTATGAAGTTAACTATGTTGTTCATAGTGTTTTATTTCTTAATAGTACATCAGTTCCATAGTCCATTCTTATTTCAAAATCAGGTAGAAGTTTTAGAATTTCATCAAGGGTCGGTTGCCCGTCATAGTGTTCGTCATTTTGATACTCAGTTAAAAAGTAGCGAGTCTTCCTAAATGTTTCCTCTCCGCCCTTGATTATTTTACCCTCTGCACCTTGAGCGTCGCACCAAATGAAGTCTATCAAAGGAATGTCTTTGCAAAAGGTATCTAATTTGATTGTTTCAACCTTAATTGTTTCATCAAAAAATATCCAATCCCAAATTTTCACATGATTTTTGGGTTTCATTATTGAACCAGACAACCTTACAGCTTTGGGGTCATCAGTACGAGAACGATTAAATATTGCAGTGCCGTCTATATCCGATACAGCACCTTTGAATAATTTGAGATTTGGTATTTGTTCTAACACCCTAATACTTCTCGGTTCTGGTTCAAAGCCATAGACAGTTCCCCACTTCATAAGTCCTTCAGTATCAGTACCATCGGCACAACCTATCTCTAAAATTACATCAGTTTTACCTATTAGGTTTTTTAGGTCAAGCTTGTTCATAGTTTTGTACATTAAAATTTAGGATACCCACTATTGCGTCCCTCGTAATTATGAAAAATAAACGGCTTTTCTACGTCTTTGTTTTCCTCAATCTCTTTTTCTCTACCAAACAATTTAGCTACCTCTATAGGAGCAAACTTACAACCGTGTTCCTCAAAAATATGCCTGTAATTAACGCATATTGCCCCGTCCTCATTAGTATTTCCATGAAACGCCTGCCAACCCATATTTACCTTACTTGGAAGGTCTAAGAGCTTTTTGGAGCGTAGCCCGACACTATTCCCCACTCGGTGAACAATTCCATAAACGTCTCGGTATGAGTAGTCGTCCATAGGAAGTGGCCAAGGGCTACCGATATAATCATAGTTTAACCAATCTGGGTTCCATGATGTTGGATTGACCACAAAACCATTGTGGTGGATTAACAGGGCATGATTTGTATGAACGTGCTTACCTAAAGTAAACACCACCGCATGATTCCAGTCGTCTATAGATTTAATCTCTTTGTCATAAACAATTTTTGCGTCGCCAAACTCTATACCGTTGCAACTGTACTCCATTGCTTTTTCATGAGCCTCGACATTTTGCCCAGTGATAGCGATTAAAGTTACGGTTGGAAGTTTAAGCATTAAAGAATGAAGAAAATGTTTTAGCCACATACTCTCTGTCGTCTTGAGTCATACGCGGGTGACACGAAATCCACAGGCTCCTCTTTAGGATTTGATGTGCCTCCTCTAAACCGTCCTCACTGATTTGGTATTCACTATTCGCGTATGCAGGGTGAGCATTTATTACTCCAGAAAACATACTCCTTGTTTCGATACCGTTTTTCTCTAGGTGACGAACTAACTTACCTCGGTCTACGCTTGGCCCAACTGTAATAGGGAAAGCAAACCAACAAACTTCTGCTCCCTCCACGCTTACGGGCATTATTAAATCGTATATACCTAGGTGTTTTATTAGGTACTCAAAGTTGGCCTTGCGTAGTTTCTTAATCTTGTTGGCCTTTCTAAGTTGGACACGTCCCATAGCGGCTTGGAGTTCGAGTATTTGGAAGTTGTACCCTATTTTTTCATATATAAAACGTGGATTGTAGTCTTTTGGAAGCGAGGGGTATTTATTTTTCGCATTAGTATTGGCTTGTCTGCCCCAGTCTCGATATACACGGACATTCTGTGACAACTTTTTATCATTGGTGAATACCCCACCCCCGACACCCATAGAAACAATGTGAGCAGCGTGGAACGAAGTAAAAGAAACATCGGCGTATGTCTCTACCTTTTTACCATGCAAGGTAGTGCCGAACCCATCGCAATTATCAAGAATGGTTTTTATATTGTGCTTCTTCGCAAGTTTTTTTAAGGCAACCCAATCAACTGGATTACCTACCGCATGAATAGCTATAATAGCCCCCGTTTTTGGAGTAATTGCCCTCTCAACTTCACCTATATCAAACACATAGGTGGGAATTTTTGCGTCTACGATAACAGGCACCAAACCGCACTGAAGAATAATGTTAAAGATAGTAGGAAAAGTAACGGCTGAAATAATGACCTCACTTCCTTTGGGTAGCTCCAATGCACTAAGTGCCAACAGCCCAGCGCTACTGCCGCTATTAGTAAGTACTCCATATTTTAAACCCAAAAATTTAGCTGCTTCTTTTTCTAATAAGGCACCCTCGTCATTTTGTTGCCAGTTGCCAGTTTTGACACTTTTGGCAATAGACCTATGCAAAGCTTTAACCTCCTCTTTACCACACAACATGCCCCCATACTTTATTGCTCTTTTATCCATATTTTTTATTCATATATATATATTCAGCCTCTTTTTCTTCTTGCGGGCAACAGATTAGTAACTTGGTGGTCACCGACCCCCATGACTACATGAACACCGTCTAAGATTTTTGGTTCACCATATAGGTCGTACATTCTTTTATAATAACAGCAATCCAACAGCCAAGAGAGATTCTCATCAAATAACTGTGGATTATCGTTTCTAATTGTTAAGCACGACGGCGAACCAAGTTTATTATTCCCTGTATGGATATCGTCCGTGTAAAATGGATATTCGTTAGTATCACACCCAGTAATGAGCCATTGTTTGCCCTCCATTGCTTCCACGATGTCGTTTAACGCATGGTCGTGAGCCAACTGGTCGTCTAGGTAAAGAATCTTAATTAACTCCCCTTTTGCGCATTTAATCGCCTTGTTGGTGTTTTCCGCCATCAAACCGCTTTTAGTAAGTATTATTTCGTAATCAGTGAATGTCTGCTTTTCGATTGAAGCAAGGCACTGGTTCATAAAACCCTGCCAATTCTTCATCCAGTGAAAGGGGATAACTATTGAAATCTTTGGTCTTAAATTTTTATCCATGTGTCGGGACATTTAGTGCGTTCCTCTCCGTCTGTGTACCAAGCTATTGGGGCTATAACCTTTTTAGAAAATGGAGAGATAAAGGCCGACCACCAAGAAAAACTACTGTTTGCGATAATATGCCCAGCACACCCTGCCATAAGGTTCATATCAGTAACTTCATCATTACCCTCGGAGAAATCACAATCTTTAAAAATCCTTTGCAACTTGCAGAACTCAATATCATCTGAAAACACTAGGAAATCCGCATTGGGGAATTTAGACATTGCACGTTCGTAGTAATCAGTCTCGATAAGGTCTACATAGAAAGGGTTTCTAACGTAATCCCCACGGCGGACGTGGATTGCCACTTGGTCTACTGGAGATACCCCTGTGCCATAAATCTTCTTTATATCCCCAGCAAATTCATCAAAATGCTCTGGGCTTTGTAGGTAGATGTCAGGGATAATTCCATGCTTCATTTGTGCATAAATAAATGCGTGTTGAAACATTTGGTTACCCAACCTGCCCGTCAATTTCCACATTGGAACCATGTTATAGCCACTCTGGATTAGCCAAAGTCCACTCAATAGATTTCTTTAAAGAAGCCTCGAATTCAACTGGAGCAGTCCAACCCGCTTTCTTTAGTTTTGTGCCGTCTAGTGCGTAACGCCTGTCATGTCCTGGTCTCGTAGCATGGTAGTCTTCGAGTGTGTATTTAAGCTCTTTCCCAAGAATTCTAGCAACGGTCTGGGCAAGTTCAAGATTGTCAGCTTCTACATCACCTACAATGTTAAATCGTTCGGGGCGGTCTACTTCATGGCTGTGAAGAACGGGGGTGACGTTTTTAATTATAAAGAGTACCGCGTCGGCAGCGTTTCTGGCGTGGAGATAGAATCTTGAACCGATATTGCCAACTGAACCGTGAACAGTTACGGACTCATCGTTTTGGATTTTTCTGATTAGCTGGGCTACATATTTTTCAGGGTCTTGGGTTTCTCCAAACAAGTTCATTGTGTTCGTGATAATGACAGGAATGTTATAAGTCCTCCAGTAAGCAAATGCAACCGCTTCTTGTGCTGCTTTAGAAGCAGAATATGGGTTAGACGGGCGGATTGGAGACCATTCTTCATAGTTAAGACCTATCGGAGCGTCTCCGTACACTTCGTCAGTTGAAAATTGAAGGAATAACTCTGGTTTAACTTCTCTAGCCAACTCAAGCATGTTGTACGCAAGGAGATTATTACCATTTACAAACTCACCTGGGTTTGTTATTGACCTATGGACATGAGAGTTAGAGGCAATATTTAAAATAACGTCTATTTTCCCTATTTTCTTTTTTGTGTACTCGGTAAACGGGGCAGTTAAGTCATGGGTGATGACTGTTACTCTGCTTTTATCCAAGCCATTTATAGCGTTCTCTACCCTTTCTGGAGTTCCTTTGTGAGTCCACGAACAAGGACAAACAAAATCCCAATTAGTGTTAATCATTAAGTGACGAAGGAGATGAGAACCAAAAAACCCTGAACACCCAGTAATCAAACAAACTTTTTTACTATTTGTGTCTATCATTTAATTAATTTATACGCCTCAACCCATTTTTCAGAGTTGGTGTTAATATCGTACTTCTCGGTCACATACTCCCGTGCCTTACGTCCCATTTCTCTACGTCCTTCTTTATCATTTATAAGACGCTCAATTTCAGGAATCCATTGAGAGTTATCAATTACAATAACCATGTGTTTAGAGTCTTCTGGGTCTACTTGATATGGGGACTTTCCGTCGGCAAATCCTTGGGCTATACACGGGATTTCAAACATGGAGCTTTCCAAAAACTTGAGATTTGATTTACACCTGTTGAAATAGTTATCTGCTCTAGGAATAAGCATGATGTCTAGCTTTAGGGAGTTTATCTTTTCGTAGTATATGTCGGCGTTAACCGTAGGGTGCCATTCAACATCTACAGAGTCTAGGAACTTATACTCAAGTTCGTAAGCTTTAGACTGTATCCCCCCATCAACTCGGTTAGCAGGAAGTGAAAAGAAAATGATTTTAACTCTTGGGTCTTTCTCGTAATGTTTGATTATCGGAGCCAACACATCTAAGTCAGAAGACATGCCAATAGAACCAGTGATACCAATTCTAATAACATCAGTCTCGTTTCTTATTGGTTCATCAAAATAAAAAGGGTCAATGCAATTAGGTAACACTACTACCTGTTTATTAAGCTTTCTGTACTCGTCTGCCAATACTTCGGTCGTTGTTGTTACTAAATCAGCTTCAATAATAAAAGCGTCTACTGTCTTATTAATACTCTGCAAACCCCTTCGGACTCTTTCTTCGTCGAACCAAGTATTTAGTTTCACTGACCCAGCGTCTTTATATGTATCGTCATTATCAACGACAATCTTTTTACCAATTTTTTTTAACAATCGGGCTAGCTCTAACTTGCGTGGGTCGTCTGGTCTATGAAACACCACAATGTCAGCGGCCTTCGCTGCTTGTGTTTTGTCTTCAGGAGTTCTCTGGTGAGGGTGGATACTTGTATGGTCGCCGTCCCACCCATTTGCAACGAGAGGCAACAAAGCTCGAACTATATAGCACCCAAAATTTCCACTATCTACAAAATATACTCTACTCATTTGTGTTTATTTTTATTATTTGCTTAGTGCGTGGGTTAATTTGATTCCCATTTCTATCTAGCATAGCAGACTGTCTGGTGATGTTCTGCGCGATATACACACCCCCTTCCTTTCGTGGCCCACTGTGTTCGTTAACTTGTGGTCTTGGTAGATTTATTTTAGGCATATTACCTGCTTGATTTATTACTATTTCTATTAATCTCCTCTAGCCTTTCGAGTGCCATTTCCTGCTCAAACGTAGGGTTTTCAATATCCTTTCTGCGTTCGTTTAAAGTTTTTTTACCAAAGTCTTTGATTTTGTTCATAGATTCTTCTCAATATCGTGGGGTAAGGGATATTGAGTACCATACCCCACAACAATCTACTAAAGAGGAGACCTCATCAACACGCCAGCATTGTCTCGATTTTCAACTACACCGTAGAGAACGTCTGCGGTTGTAACTGTTGAAAGAAAATCTGGAATGTAGTTTGACTGTACACGCACGCCCATAGAACCAACCATGCTACTAGACTTTGAACCACCCTTACCTAAAGGTGATGTTGCCCAGTGGATAGCGTCAGAATGAGCCAAAGCGTTAGCACGACCGCCTGAAGGGGAAGTCATGTTAGGAACTTGAGTTGTAACGAACACTTTTCGCCCATATAGATACCCTGATGGTTGCTTCGATGAAGGGTCATTAACTGGGGAATTGATGGCAAGAGAGAACTTATCAATCCCTTGAACCTGCTTCCAGAATGTATTTGGGTGAAAGAAGAACGCAGATTCTTCTGAATCAACGTTGTTAGCCTCAAGATACGCAATCGCGTTGCGAATATCTGAATCAGCTAGGTTGTTAGCAGAAGTACCAACTGCATTACTAAACCCAGTAAACAATGCACAGATAGCGGTATCAAGAACTTTAGCTATTGCGAAGCCAGCGTTCTTTGAGTATCGCTCCATGACTGCGTATGACTGCTTCACTTGTGCTGCTTCTCTGTCTTCAATCGCAAAAGAAGACTCAAACCAGTTATTAACTGTAAGGGTCTGTCTTGTGTCTGAAGGTGAATTTAGTGTTACAGCAGTAGCGTTAACCTTAGCTGAACCAGTAAATTCTGTTACGTTTGGTGTGTAAAGAACGTCGCCGCCTCCTGATAATTCACCTGAACGGTCTGTAAAGAAAGGAGCTGCTACGAGTTTTGCTCGGTAGAACTCATTTACTTTTTCGCCCCAAATTTCAGGGATGAAAACATCAAGGGAAGCCAGTGTCTCTGTACCTGCGGGAAAACTTGCCATGTTATTTTTAGATTAAAACTAATAAGTCCCTANCCGTGGACTAAATAGATTGAACCATTTTCTTGTGTTCCTCTCTTGTTAGGTTAGGTGTTCTGAAGTCTTTTTTGACCTCAACATTTCCTGAACCACGGGAAGCACCAAGGCTGGCTTTCTTCTGTTTCTGTTCCAACTCAAACCTTTCCTTTACTGCAACAAATATAGGATTAGCTTGAGTCTTAATGAGAGATAGCCCTTCCAGCTTCGCGACCTTCTTGAGCTTCTCTAGGAGTTGCTCATTCATGCCGTTTGCCAAAAGGACAGTTTCTTCTACACTAAACGAATCTGGTGACGCTTCAGCTTCCTTTCGGACAGGGCTATTGCCCTTTACTGTCTTTAATTCTGCTTCAGCTTTTTTTGCACGCTCATATAATTTCTTATTAGTAGCCTGCAACTGCTCAACATCAATTTCAGGAGTTTCTAGTGTTTCTTCCAAAATTGGTGTATCAGGATTTTCTACAGTTTCCTCTACTGTCTCGTTTAAAGTGTCGAGATTCACATCATTTTCATTATCCATTCTAAGCGAAGGGTTAATTGATTTGAAGGGTTGTCTCCCATAGACTGGCTTTTTATGGAGGTTGCCGTGTCTTAATGCCCTCGGTGTCCTATACTTGTCCTTTATCTCGCCTCGTTTTCTTTATCGCTTATGGTTTTTGGTTTATAAAGTTCCTCTAACCTTTCAAAGGACTTCACCACTAAATTATTGGCTTCATGGAATCCACTAACGTCCTTTTTGTTAAAAATAACGTCTATTGCAAGCTCTTTTAATAGGTTTGTCTGAAACTCCTTAAAAGCTTCTCTTGTGTGGACATCTTCATAAAATCTTTTGAGTATTTCCATAATTTTATCCAGATATACTGGAAACTGTGAAACTGCCGTTTACCGTGAAATCTCCACCTGACCCTCTGTTCGTTCCAGCCGCAATGTCAGCACCTCTGAAATACATATTTGGGGTGATTCCGTTTACTATTCCGTCATCTGGTAGAACTAGCGGGTTTCCATCTGAATTAGTAAAGAGGAGGCGGTTCGCTTCGATTGAGAAATCTGTGTAGTTACCAAAGGACAACCAAAATTCACCAATAGCACCATCAAATCTACTGTTCCCTGCTCCGTCTGAAAACAAACGCCAGTTTGTGACACTTGCAAGTGCTGGGATACCAGCAGAAACTAAAGAGAACGAAAAAGTCTGGGGGCCACAATCAATTTGGAACGAGGCGAGTTGTCCTACGGTATTCCAAGAAATGAGAAGGTGGTTGCGTGTAGCACTCCACATTGTTGCAAGTGCGCTCGTCGGGAATAAAGAAACTTGTGCCACAGACCCATCGGTATTAAAGAGTCGCAATCTTGGTTTCGGGACACCACCAGAATCCACAATCTCTAAATCAAAGATTACGTCCCCGCTCGCGTCCCTTCCTTGCAATAATCTACAGGCGGTTACGTCGTTCGCTGCTTCTATTCCATACAAAACAATACTCAAAGTTCCTGATTGAAGGTCAGTTAGACCAGTTAGGTTAGAAGCCCTACTTAAAAATCCTGTAGCGTTGTTGTCCGCCACCGTAACCGTTGGAAAGGTTATAGCTGGCCCTTTTCCGATATCACTCATAACGCTACGCCACATAGCTGCATATCCTCTAGACCGCATGTTAAAGGTATCAAGTTGCCCAAGATAATAACTACGGTCAACCATTTCTTGGTCTGTAAACAATCTCTTGAGATTAACAACAGAAACATTGCTAATGGTATCTGCGATTGATTGAGCAACTGTGTTGTAAGCGTCTTGTTGCACAGTATAGGTAGGGCCAAGTGGGTGGCCAGGAACGATAACAATGAAAAGTCGTGCGGCACTAAACCCACAACCAGTAATCCACGTTGTTCTGATGGCGTTTATGAGAGTGGTCATGTTATCCGAATACGCACCAGAGTTATTCACGGCGGGGTCGATAGAGCTTGTTATAGACAAAGAGGTTTCTGACGTGTCGTTTGCCGCAGTTTGTATATACACAACAACATTCCCGCCGTTGGTTGTTTCTTCGATTGTTTGGAAGTAGAGTTTTTTTGCGTTTGTTGTTCTCGTTGTGTACCACAAAGCCATGTCGTACGACGATTGTCCGCCGATACCGTAAAGAGATGTGTGCCTAAAGCCAGCTGCTACGTTATCGTCAATGACTTCTTGGTAAATGATTCGTGGGCCGTTACAGCCAATATACCCAGTACCAAGTGTCTTGTCGTTTTCTGCCACACCACTGGCATTTGTAATTTCAAAAAAGTCAGCACCCGAAGCTGTGATAGTAAACACACCGTTATTACCAGCAACGAAATTTTGCCCAGCAATTCTCGCCACCATTCCAGTAGCTATCGTCGACGAAGTGATTGAGGGATTTGTTCCTGTGCCGTCGTAAGTGTATCTGTATGTCGTTCCACTTGGGTTTGTTACGTCAAATCGAGTCGTTGAATCACCAAATACACTAGGGCTGGTTGTGTTACCACTTGAAACCCTGTGAGCAGAGAATTGTAGGGAGTTGGTTGTTGGGATAACAACGTCCGACGATACAATGGTTTGTACATACGTTTGGATTGAATCTGAACCAGTGCTTGTTGAAGTATTTACGGCTGAACCGATTACTGTAAAAGGAGAGCCAGTCAAACGAGTGCTAATATCTAAGTTCCCACCAGTCCCGACTGCCGAGGTACCGTACTTCATTCGGCACATAAGAAGTGACGACTGCGTATTAAAAAAGTTTTTCCTTCCTGGAATAACAGTCTCACTTGTCGCACCGTATTGGACACCGTTACTCTGACCGCTTGCTGGCTTTCCAATATATTCAATCATCTGCATATTTACAGAACCAGAATTGCCGTCGTGGTTTAGGTTTCGGTCATTCAAAAATGAGTTACTTATTGTTGTGGTCGCCCACTGATTAGCACCGCTTAAAGCACTGCCGTTGATTAGCTGTACCGACGCTGTTCCCATACCAGAACCAATGTAGTTATTTTCAGCACCAGCGTAAAGGGCTGAACCATAACAATTAAATCCAGCACGCCCAAGTGCTTGTGCAAACCCTTCATCATATCCATGACCGTCTTTAATTTGATTAGAGTCTCCAATACCAACAAAAGCAACACGGCCTGTTGCCATTGAATCTATAGCTGGTTTTAGGTTAGAGCTATAGCGATAGACACTGACCCCACCAGCTGTAAGGCGATTTAATGCTCGCTGTGCAGTCAACCCAACCGTACCTGCTTTTGCGTTCGCAGCTTCTTGAAATGTTAGGCCAATAGTCCCTGCGTATATATTCATGGCTTCTTGTGTTGTCCTACCTACTGTCCCAGCCAACCTGTTTAAAGCTTCTTGCAACGTAAGGCCAGACGTTTGTGCGATGATGTTTGCTGCTTCTTGAGCTGTATAAAGTGTTTCCATTAGTATGATTTTAGTGGTTCTGATGATTCAGCTTGAACTGGTGAAGGTTGCTCTTGTGACGGAGCAGGAGCAGTAGGAGCCATGCTCTTTGGACTTCCCCCTAGACCCAACGAAATTGGAGAAATGCCCGACTGACTCATTTCTACAATAGTGCCGAATATTTTTGACAACTTAGGGTCTTCAAGCACACCGAACTTACCAGTGTTCGGGTTGTAAGACTTGATAACTGTATCGAGAACGGTTGAAAGTGATTGCATTACCGCAGACTTATTCTTCTGCTCACCAGAAGTTATAATAGATACTCCCGCCTTAACATTGTCGAAATAGCCCTTAGTAAATTCAATAAACCGTGTTTTGTTGTACTTCTGTAGCTCACCATCAACAGAAGTTTGGACACCTATGACTTCCTCTTGAGAAGGTAACTTCCCCATAAGGGCTAACTCTTTAGCAAAGCTATTGTGATTCTTTGTATGTATAGATTCATCAATAATTTTTAACTCATCGTCTGAATATTCAGAACGGAGCGTGTGGCCTTTATACAAATTAGAAATAATGTGAGGGACAACCCAATTCTCGAATATTTCTGTGAGGTGGATTCCCCATTCTTCACGACGGTAATCAAAAGGCTTTGTGGCTACAGAGTTTAAAAGTGCTGTGGTTGAGTATGGAGTGCCTGAAGGCGGTTGTTCACCTGTAGCAGATTCAAAAGAAGAAGTGACATTATCTGCCTGAACCTTCCACTTATCAATCTGGTTCTGAAAATTACCTAACGCAGACGGGGCAAGATTAAAAGAGTTCATGTCCTCTCCATTTGCAAGTTCGTATATCTTTCCGTGGTCGTGTTCAAGAATGTTATTACCAAGCTTTTTAGAATTAGTTTTGATACCAACACGCCCAGCTAAGTTCATAGCGTTGTTTTCGTTTATGACAGCGTCGTTAGTCCACACTTGGGCTTCCTCGGAGTCTTCAATTACCCCCTTACCTAAATCCCTACCAGACATTGTTTCCCAAGGTAAATACCCATAAGTATCGGTTATATCGCCCTTTAGCTCCTCACAATATAGTTTAAATTTCTGCCCCTCCACTTCCGCAATAAAATACTTTTGAAGACTGAACTCAAATTGGTCTGTATCATTTGATTCCTTCCCTTCTGCTTCTAGGTAAAGACTCTTTGGGAATTCACCTGTGATTTCATACACATGGATATTAGAGGAACGCTCCTTAGCTTTTTTATTAGCCTTTAGTACGTCGTCAACATTATACCAAACACCGTCCTTACTCTTTATCGTAACAGGAGACATGTAGTGAAGTTCCACAATAGGATTCTTCATAATATCTACTTGGTTTGTAAAAAGGTTTTTCCATTCAACAACATCAATCTTTAGGACATCTTTACCTTTTTTATTTTCTTCAATGGTTTTTTTCACTATGTACCCACCATACTTAGCTCTGGTGTAGCCCATTTTGTTCAACGTCAAAGCAAAGTTGGATTCCTTCATCCATTTGTAAACTTCCTTGTTAAGAAACATTGCCCTTATCCAATCGTTTTCGTTATCGGCAACAATGTTTATGTCTTTAATATCTAACTCGGTAGCGGTTTTTGAAACGGTCACACGGTAATTAACAATATTATAAAAAGGTTTGTCCCTCCCTAGCCCGTCTTTATTTTTAGTATCAATCTTGTCCCCGAACCTTGATACTCTGCTTTTTAAATATGTAGAGTTAGAATAAAACTCACACATTTTGATTATCCTGTACTGGGAAAAATACAAACCGTCGACAATCTGGATTTGATTGTTAACATAGTCGTTTTTTAAATTATCAAGCTCCTCGAATATTTTATAGTTTGACATGTTGCGGTGTTTTAAATCCCGCAACAGGATTATTGCTTATAAGTATATATCACCTAGAATTACTCGCAATGTTTCTAATCCTCTCGTGATAGTTTCTTGAGCGTTGTTCGTTTGATATCTCGTCGTTTGTATTGGTTGAAAGGGCATACCGTAACGCGTCAAGTGCGTGGTCGTGTTCTTTCACAGGATTCTCGTATTCGTTTTTACCTGGAAGTTTCTCTGGGTACACATAGGTTTCAAACTCACTAATCAAGTTCGGGCAATCTCTATGGATTTTCAACCTACCTTGTTTTAAAAGGTCTCTAATTCGTTTAATCCCACTTTCAATAGAATCTTTATTTTTTACAACCTCTACTACCGCTATACCTTTAGCATTAAGCACACTGATAGCACTTGGGCTTTCTGGGTCTGGGTATACTCGATTGAAATTGCACGACAGTACATACTCTCCGACCTGTTCCTCTGTGCGTTGTGTCTTGTACCACTCACCTACAACATAGTAGTTCTCATCTCTATCCCTCTTGATATGAATTACTGCTGTAGGGTTAGTGAAACCAAAATCTATACCAGCGAATGATTCTACAAAATCTACTTGTGGCAATTCACTGAATAAGTGGCGTTCACGGCTAAACTCTTTGTACACCAATCCTTCCTGCTTTCTAAAATCAGCTAGGTATTCTTGAGCAAAGGTATCTTCTGGTTTAGTGTTTTTCTCTCTCTCTATTTCGTCGACGGGTATATTCGGATTATCGTAAGTAGTAAAGTGAAACGCTTCATAGTTAGAGTCCTTGCTTGGTAAGTTATATAAATCATAAAAGTGGTTAAACCCTTTTGGAGTAGATATGAACATCGCTGAACCCCTACGGTCTACGAGAGTAGGTGAAAGCACCTCATTCCACCCTACCCAGAAATTACGCATACTCGCTACCTCATCAAGAATAATTAAATCAAATGATTGTCCTCTAAGTGTTTCTACTGCCTCCCACCCTTTTAAAAATATAAAAGACGAACCACCGTTTTTGTCCATTACTTCTAGCTCAAGTCTAGACTCGTTTGCCTTCTTAGTAATTGTTCTTAGCTCACGCTTCAACATATCCCACATGATGTCTCTCGCTTGCTGAATGGTAGGGGCTATATATGCAATACGAGATGGCCTAGAAAGGGCAACACCTTTTATTTCCTCTGAAGCAAGTACAGATTTACCAAATCGCCTTCCCGCATTTACTACACGGAATCGCGCTCTACTCGCTGCTATTATTTTCTGTGCTTTGTGTAATATCATTCTTATCCGCTATTTCTTTAGCAAGAGTAATAATGGGGTGGCCTGCTGTTGTTATGTCTAATTGCTTAGCCAAACGTAAAATAGAATCTATGTAAATAGCCATAGCTTTCATATCCCCCTCCTTAGCCTTTTTTACTAAAACGTCAAGCACTTCAGGAGAAGCGTCTTTCGCTGTGTTAAGCACTACTTCCAATATTTTCTTCTTATTATCTTCTTTAGAAAGTTGATAGTAATACTGCTTAATATCTAGGTTGTGTTTTTGACAGAATTCTTCAACACTGTCAACACGAGCGTGTTTTGGTGTTGCTTGTCTTTTTATAGCTTCTTCTAACCAGTCCATGTTAATTAGATAAGCTCTATGCTTGATTTAAACTCTTTTGCCTGTGCGTCTGTGAGCAGTATTGCTTGGGACGGATTTATTACATTCCCTTCAAGAATAAACGTGCGGACAACCTTGTATTTATTATAGTAGTTTTCTGTTGGAGAACCTATGTTTTCCTTGATAGGTGTAGGGGTTTTTTTCATAGTGTTTATATTTAGATTTATAACTTTTTCCAGCAATGAATTGAGGCGTTCCAAGCAGAAATTCCTTGTTGGTCGTAAATAACTTTAGCCATTATAACATTTCCCTCAAGGGTGTATATATCAATACCCAGTTCTTTTGATTTCTTTTCCCATGTCTTTAAATTTACTTGAAACAGTCCTACGTCGTTCGTCCTGCTTCTAATCACGTCGCCATTCGCTGTAAATTGACGTATACCGCTTTCACAGCGAGCTATTGATACAAACGGCTCAGATTGACCAAACGCCTCTAGAATCAAATCCTGTGGCGTTTTAACGATAGGTGCGGTTGGGGCTTGTGCGATTGCTACTTGTGCAAATAAACCTAGGGCTAATAAAAATTTCAACCATTAAACTTAGTTTTTAAAAAATTCTCATTTTCCAGTTAAAGCGACGAGCGATGACCAGAACGTTGCAAACTTATCACCAGTCTTAGGCAAGGTATTTATTATATCACAAAGTATGTTTGCAAATGTTTACAAACAATGGACAATCCACAGGTAGTTATCCACAAAAACAATTTGTCCTCTGGGTATGTTCATGTCATTATTTCTATATGGAAAAAAGCTTTCACAATTACCAATTAACATGTCCTAGCGAGTTCCGAAAGCTCTCGTTGGGACTTTTTAGTTGATAATCCTATGTCCAGAAGAATGTTCAGTACCCAAATAGTTGGAAGTGACGCTTTTCTTGAAATGCCAACGTCGTCAAGAGAGCTGTACTTTCAGCTTGGTATGGCGGCAGACGACGATGGTTTTGTTAACCCCCAAAGAATTATCCGAATGATTGGAGCGCAAGGCGATGATTTAAAAGTTCTCGTCGGTAAAAGATTTTTACTGCCATTTAAAAGCGGTGTCGTGGTAGTAAAACATTGGCTAATTCATAACTTAATTCGCGCCGATTTATACAAAGAAACTTTATACACGGAGGAGAAAAAAACGCTCGGTCTTAATGATAATGGAGCATATACCGAACTACGAAACGGTATTGCTGAATTAAATCGAGTAGAAGCTCCAAAATGGCTTAGAATAAGGAGAAAAGAGTTACGTACCGCAAACGTACCGAAAACGGCTCTTAGGTTAGGTAAGGTTAGGTTAGGTAAGGATAGGTTAGTTAATACTATGTCTGCTGTCGCAGACCTAAGTTTTGATGAGTTCTGGGAACAGTATCCAAAAAAGGAACTTAAGAAGAAATCCAAAGAAATTTGGAAAAGAAAAGAGCTGTCTTCAAAGTTGGTAGTTATCTTGGAATTTATAAAACTAGCTACCGCAACCGAACGATGGCAAAAGGGTTTCATAAAAGCCCCCACTACGTTTCTTAACGGGGAGTGTTGGAATGACGATTTGAAAAGCTACGGCGAAATTAAAAAAGGAGGATTAGCAATAACAAAATATTAATATGGCATACGAAATACGAATACGAGGACACAAAGAGCCAGTCGTTGTAGAAAGTAACGCAGAGAAACTACGGTCGGATTGGGAAGAATATCAAATAAGCAAAACCGACAAAATCGTGGAGGTTGGAAGCTGGGTTGGTAGGTTGTCGTTAATCCAAGATTTTAAGAAAGCCGCCAGTTCTAGTTCAAACCAAGATTCGTCTTCATACGAGATTCACAGGGACTATGTCAAAGAAAGAAATAATATTTTGTCTTTGTCACCCAAAGAACGGTCAGAAAGAATGGGTTTTTTTAGAATGATTTATTGGGGGTTTACTAAGAAAAATAGTGAGGACGTGAAGACTAACAGTGGTGTCCCGATTGAGGAGTTAGCGCAAAAAATTCAATCAGACTTCTTCACTAAAAATCCACAAAGGACGATGTGTGACCCAGTTTTATTTAAACCAATTATTAATTCCACTAGGTCAGACAAAAGCACAATTTCTTTAGCTGAGAATATGATTACCCAAGATAGGTTTGCAGTAAAAAACTTCCAATGATTGACCCAGTGCAACTGTGCCATTACTGCGGGCATATGTTAGAAAAAGTTAGGCAACAAAAAGGAGGTGGCCGTGGATATGCCGTAAGTGCCAGAAGAAACGAGCCAAAGAGCGATTAATTAAAAATAAAAATATATGAAAAAACCATTTTACACAGGCCCAATCGCATACTTTTTAGCAAAGAGAAAAAAGTATAATCCTATGAGATTCTTTCTTGGCGATTTTTACTACTCTAGCGACCCAATGAAAATGGATATAGACACAAAAGACATTCAATTCAACCCATTAACAGATAAATAAAGATATATGACCCACGAAGAATTATTTAGTCATAGAAACAAGCATTGTAACTGCTATCTACCAAAAGATGTGCAAAAAGTTATAAAAAAAACCATGAAA